GTTCCGTCAATGTGTATGTCGTGCCTCCTCTGCCATCTGCTCCGCTCTTTTTCACAAGACCATAAATCTTTGTGATAGTACACCATTCTCCGCCACCCGCCGTTGTTACACCTGTTGAACGGATAAGACCTCTGTTATTACTGTCTACTGTAAGCTGATTAGCAACTGAATTATTAAAACGATAAGCATAATTATTCATGCTGTTTGCGTTATATAGTCCTATTGCACCCGCACCTGTGAAATTATTTCCGATAACTAAAACCGAAACATCATTCTGTACGGCGATGACAAGATATTTGTCGAGGTTCGGGACGTTTATTGTTCCCGTTCCGCTGAAAGAGCCTTCCCAAAGTAATTCCGCACCCATATAAACGGCACCGCCTCCGCCGCCTCCGCCACCTCCACCGCCTCCTGCGTCATCTATCTTGTCCATGTTATCATTGAACTCAGCAAGAAAATCGCCATAGTCATCTGTGGCATCGGGTTTATATAGATTTAAGTTAGGAGTAAATGAACTCATGCTTCACCTCAATTCCACGAAGGACAATTTGCCCATCTATCTGTATTGAAAACTCCGAGATTAGTTCCACTAACATTCCAATTCTCTGCATTGCTTGCATCTCTTGTCACTTCAACAAGAGGATGGTCTTGGTCATCAACTTCTCCGACAGTATATCTTGTTCCCTCTGAATCGTACCAAACGCTTCCCAACTTGACAACGTACTTGCCGAGCTTCGATGAATAATCTTTTTCCTGTGCATAGCACATTCCACCAATTTGAGAGACATTTGAAAGGTCGAGTATCACATCGTCTACAGATACAACACTTGCACCATAAAGTGCTGACCTACAATCACCTCTCCAACTCCAATTCTCGAATGCTTTATACGAGGGCAACCAATATGCTCCGTCAATCATGTAAGAGAAATTCGTGCATCTTGATACATCCCAATCTGCAATCGCATCGCAATCTGCGAGCAAATAGTTATTCTGAAATGCGGCATTTAAACTCAAGCAATTCGACATATCAAAATTTTCCAAACCATCAAGACTTTTGACAGCGGTATTAGAACAGAAGTGCCACATGCTAGTAGGCTTGGGAGTCCAATTCGCAAGTGCTTCAAGAGTAGTGAGTCGGCTACAGCTTCTTACAAACTGATTCAAATCAGTAACTTTCGAAACATCCCAATTCTCAAGACCGTGAAGACTTGTGAGTTGAGGATTTGCATTATACATGTTAAGAAAACCTGCCAAATTTTCAACGTTTGAAGTATTCCAATTGGCAAGAGTGGTTAAATCAGTGAGCTTTTCATTTGCGGAAAGCATACCATACATGTCTACTACACTTGACACATCCCAATTCTCTAATCCATGAAGATTTGTAAGTGCCATGTTTGCACAAAACGCTCCGTAGAGAGTCGTGACTTTACTCGTATTCCAATCAGCGAGAGGAGACAAGTCAGTGAGTTTAGAGTTGTATGCAATGAAGTCTTTCAAACTCTCACAATTTGAAACATCCCATCCGCTTAACGGTGACAAGTCTTCAACGTAAGTGTTCTGCAATAATGTGATAAGTTTTACATTACTGACATCTGCATACTCAAACTCTGAAAGGTCGTTAAATGCAGTTCCTTTTAGCAGAGGCACTCCGTTTCTTCCAAGTCTATTTGCTCGCCAAGGAATAGATGATACTTTAACCATGCCACTTGACACATCGGTCACATAAGGATATGCGCCAACTTCTGTTGTAGTCATAGGTCTAAAGAAAACATATCCATCCGAATAAATGTCACAACGAATATTCTCATTCCACGAATTGTTATAATGAGCGGCATTTACTACTGTGCCGTGGTCAACAACAGTTATCTTCTGACGTACTGTTTTTTCAACTACAATAGTTGACTCGGGATTAATATACTCCCTGTAATAATGGCATTCAACAGTGACATCACCCTCGGTATCAAACGTATCACCGATAGCAGGAGTAAACTCACAATGAGCCAAGTCATCTTTTACAGCGTCCATCGGCTCACCGTTTTCATCAGCAACAGTGAAATACCACATGCCTGCATAATGTACTGAGTCAAGTGGCACAAAAGGATGTGAAAACACTTGAATCTCTCCATCACCTGAATCAAGCAGTGTTGCATCATGTCCTGAGCCGAAGATTGTAAAGCTCAAATTTTCAATAGTATAGCTCATGCTAATTCACTCCATTTCAAAGCTGAATCTGTAACTGTCATGTAGACTTTTGCAACATGCTCACCTTTACCTGTTATTCTTTGTCCCATGTTATGAGGAAAAGGAATCTTACCAGCTAATCTTCTTTCCGTATACTCTTCTGTCCAAACAACTTCATCGTCCACTGTCATTTCAACTTTGATAACTGCCGAAGCTGATAAAGTTCCATCACAATCGAACATGAAGCCCATTCGCTGAACATCAGTTTTTTGGTCAAACTCAATCTTTGCAACTAATGTCTTAGAATTGCCAATATTGTTATTTGCAATGACGTTTGTATGAATCAACCAGAAATTCTTTGTTCCGATTTCCTGTCCGCTCGAATACTCAGATGAAAGACCTGCAAGTGTCTTAGTAAATCTATCTTGAGCTTCTGCTAAACGAGGGTTATCGCCAGAACATGTAACTGATGTTTGACTGCCTATATTGTATATGATTTCTGTGATGGCACCATAGTCATATTCATCTGCTTGATTGTCAACAAACTTTAAGACATCACCAGGGTCATAATGAGGCATAGCAGGCATCGATGAATCGTAAGGTACGTAGTACACTCCATTCCACTCATCGATGATAGCTTGCAATGCGTCATGTCTGTTTGAATCATCTGAGAATTGTAAGAAAGGATTAGTTCCTAAATCAAGAATAAGTCCTTCTTCATTTTCATTTGATACATACTCTTGCACTCCATCGTTTTTGTAAACTGCGTAAAGTCCATTGTATGTAGTTCTAAAATCTGACAACTGAGAAGATGAACGAAAGCTCGCAGATACTGTATCAATATAAGGAGCAGTGTAATGACCGATATAAAGTTTTCCATCTCTGCCTATATAAGCATATCCACCAAGATATGCAGATATACGACTAAGCACATCACGCCATGTTGCAGTATCAGCTACACAATCAGCGAATCCTGTTTTTCGTGTGCCGTTAGTCATCGTCTGTATCTGAGCTGATGTGTTGCCTAATTGAATTCCACATGCATTGCATATCTGCACTAACCACTCATATGGAGTTTGAATCGAAGTATGCTCTGCTACTGAGAATGTTACATCATCGAGTTTAACCATGTCATCATAAGCTAATAAGCTCAGCTTGCCGTTTGATTGATTGCACTCAGAGATAGTATAAATTCCCATCGGAACATCTTCATAGATAGGCTGTTGATTAGCATCTACACCTTCATAAAGACGAAAATAAAGAGTGATAGTGGCTCCAAACAACTTATATCTATCAACGTCTAAATACAAGTTCATTTCAAGCTCAGATGCGCAGGTAGTTCCGATAGCAAGTTTATCAGTGCCAGTTCTTCTTGTAAGCTTACCTGCATTCTTGACAATGTTAGTATCATCGAGGTCATACGTATTCGAGTCTTTATCAACAATAGTGCCATACCAATAGTATGACACTGTGTTGCGTTTGATATAATCTTTAAAAGTGTTTGATACCGGATACATAAATTGTCCTCTTAATCTTATTATAGACTAAAACTCAATTAAATCAAAACTAAGATTCCATTTTGCTTTACCCTGGTTGACATGCAGTAATTTAAGACTTGGTGTTCCTGCGTACATAGTAGCAGTCTTTTGGGTGCCAAAGTAATAAGTAACCTGGAATGAATCGGGAGCAGTAGCGTTAAGAATCAAATCTACTTTTTCAGTAGTCAACTGCTCCCATCCTAATTTTATCTTGGCAACTCTACTACGGACTCTCTTTCTATGAAGCATTCCATCCTCTGAACGTCCTGTATCTTCTGAATCCAAATCATTATATTCAACTTCATATGTCATGGGAGCAGGAAGCTGAACCTGTCCAATTGAAATGATGTTTAACTCTGCCATATCAACCTCCCATTAATACATTACGCTTTTCCATCTTTCTGATTTCTGAGTAAATCTTCTCAGTTCCAAGATAGATATTTATAGGTTGTCCAGAATCTCCAAATCCCATCTGCTGAAGTGCTCCTACAAGAGCTTCCTGAATTGTAGTAAGAGGAGCTTCTACATTAGTACCACTCTTCTGGTCTCCCAGCATTGCAAGAAATCTCTGATTAGGAGGGATAACTGCTCCTTGAGCCAACCTAGGAATTGATATCTCATTAAGAGTAGGGATTGAAAATCCAAAACTACTTCCTCCTATTTCAGGAACCCAATCCGGGATATCAAAGGACAATCCATTCATCGCATCAATCATTTTGTTAATTGCTCTGATTACGCAGTTAACCAGAAATTCGAATCCTCCAATGATACTGTTGATAGGGGCCTTGATTCCTTCCCAAAGCTTCTTAACAATATCAATAACTCCAAGCTTAATTTCTTGGAATTTTTCAAGGAATTTAGTTTTCAATGCCGTTAAGATTTCTCCTACCAATCCCAAAGCATTGCGGATACCTTGAACTAATCCTAAAATTAACATCTTACCGAAATCTGCAAATAGAGTGGAAGGACTATGAATACCAAAGAACTCTTTGAAAGGTATGATAAGATACTGATTGAACCAATCCTTAACCGCCTGAATTGATGTTCTTAAATTATCAGCCATACCTTTGAAAAATCCGGCTACTGAATCCCATCCCATTTCTTCAAATAAATTGGCTAGATTATCAAAGATTCCAGCTGCCATGCCCCAAAGAAGTTCAAGTGCATATTCAATGGTACGCAATAATGCAGTAGCAATAACACCAGCTACTTGTATTAATAAGTCAATCCAATCAACATTAGATATCAAATCAACAATTCCTTCACCTATCTTATCAAAATCAATATCTGAAGTTAAGAAGGTTTCAATTGCAGTTAAAGCAGTGGATAGTGCATTTGAGATAGTAGATGCAAGAGCACCGAAATCAAATTCATTGATAAATCCATTTAGAATTCCCATCAAATCCTGAATAACTCCAGAAATCGCCTGCTTAATCATATTCCAATCAATGTCATAGAAAAACTGATTAAGCATATCAGCGAATGAAAATCCCAGAGTAAATCCATCAAAGGTTTCTGAAAATCCTTTAATCGCCTCGGCAATTGAATTGATTTCAGTGGCAATTAAATGACCCTGACCTTTCCAATCAAATGTTTCTACAAAGGACTGAGCTATATTGCCAAAGAATCTACCGACATCTTCAAAATCAATGGTATCAAAGAGAGTCTGTTTGAATTGCATTATAGTATTAAGTACTTCTGCAAAGGTTCTACCGATAGCCTCTCCTAAACCTTCTACTCTTACAAGGCCGTTAATGAAGTTGCCAATGCCCTCAGCAATAAGATTAGTATATTGTCTGATATTATCCCAGTCTATCGAATTTAACGCATCTCTGATAGCGGTGCCAACCTTTGCTCCTACAGATTCCATCTGAGCAACGATTTCTTTGAGCTTTTCAAGAAGGTCTATCTTTTCTTCGTCGATGGGAACCTCCTCAAACATTTTACCTCCACCATTACCTTGGGAAGACAAAACATTCAATTCATCAAATCCTGCCAGCTGTCTTTTTGCTTTCTCTGCAGCTTTACCGGTTTGCTTGATAGCTTTCATGTAATACTTCTGTCCGACCGCAGCTGCTACAAATCTTGCAATCTGGTCCATCAGCTGAGTCATCCAATCAACTAACTTTTGGATATAAGGGATTGCTATACTCACAATGGGCTGGAAAGCTGATGCAAAGGCATTCTTTAAAGTAGTTAAAGAGCCCTTAAGGCTATCAACTGAATCCTTGAATTTCTTATTATCCTTATACATGTTAGAGAAGCCTTCTTTAACTGCGCTTCTCAACTTGTTAATAAGCATATAAACCGACCCGATACCTAATCCAAAGCGAAGAATATTTTTCAGCATGGATTTGAATGAAGTATTTACTCCTCCGGTCGATTTTCTTAAATTCTTGAAAGCGGATACTGCTTTCTTAATCCCGGATATTAACTTAGTAAAAGCATTTTTTAAGGCTTGCGCTCCTTTAAGAGCTACAGAGAATGCTTTACCACCTACTCCTGCAAGTTCAGAATGTCTAATGATGAGTTGCTTTACTTTATCATTAGCGGTATCCAATTCCTGTTCATACTGTTGATATTCGGTAGTATCTGCTCCTGAAGTAAAAGCAGTTCCCTTGTTTTCCATTTCTTTCATACGCCTAGAAATCTCACCAGTAGCAGTTTCTGCTTGCTCTAACTGATGAACCCATTGAGCGTATTTAGGAATAAAATTTCCAGTTTTAGGGTCTATGATATCCTTACCAGATTCTTCAAGCTGACCCATTTTTTCAATAGCTTGGTCTGCCTTCTTCTCCCATTCTTCTAAACTCTTAGTTAATTTAGCATAATCCTCGGTAGGAATTTGAGTATCAGCTAAATCTTGCATCTTTTGGCGCAGGTCAGTTACTTTCTGAAGAGCTTGCTTTAACTGATTTTCAAGAGAAGTGAGTCTAGCAGATTGTTTACCAGAACGAGAACTAAAAATATTCTCAACTTCTTTCTGGAGTTGAGCTGCTGTTTTTTCTGCATCCTGAACATCGAGGTCCACTGTCAATATAACATCGGTATCTGCCATTATGAATCACCCCATAACTTTCTGATGTATTCATCTGCTTCTCTCTGCTCGGCACTCCTCATATCCATACTGAAGTATTGAGGATTCTCTTGCTTGAATTTCTTTTCATACTTTTCAAGCTTCTCATTACGAGCTATCTTGTATCTGATGGATACTACTTGACTCAATAAACATTCTCCTATAGCCATGTAATATCCCAGGAATGTCCACCAATGGATATACTCTTCTGCTCGTATCTCCTTATTGGCTGCATTGTTTATCGCCGAACAGATTAAATTTGAATCCTTATCCCAATCAATAACATTGATGTTATGAGTATTACTTGGAACTTCCTCATCTCCTCCGTTAAAGAATTGAAACATCTCGGATTGAAGTTCATTTATGATATCTTTTTGCTGCAGCAAATCCTCTAGGCTATCGAAATCTTGATAGAAGATAATTAAAGAGGCATACACTCTTTCTGATTTACTCAGCTCGATATCATTTAGAGCTTTAAAACAATCGAGCACCATCCGGAAATCTCCTTTATTCCGAATTCCGAATGATGCTCCATTAATATTTATAGAAGTTTGTAAATTATACATTTACTTGCTCTTCTTACCGCCTGTGTATTTTTCTGTATGCTTCTGAACACGAGCCTTGAGCTTCTTGTACTCAGCATTGATGTTGTTGGTATACAACTTGGTGAGAGTGTCCAAGATATGCTCATATCTGAACATGCCATCTTTAGGGTCATACATCGTTCCGCCCTTAGAGAAGACTTCACTGATAGGTGAATCAAAGATGTAATCCATCCACTCGCACATCGCCGTATTAGCCTCGCGCATCTTCTCCATCATCTGGTCATCATCTTCGGAAATATTGGCAATCTTGGACATCTCATCCTGAAGCTTTGCCATTCCCTTTTCAAGTCTTTCATATATGCCGAAATCGGAGAGATTGAGTTCAATGATTGAGTTGGGGTCGCCATTAATACGGAATCTCTGTTTCTTGATTCCTTCGATATTAATGTCAATGATATTATCTTCAGTTTTGTTGATGTCCGTGAGTGCCATATTTCCTCCTGTTGATTAAACGGTAATGTCGGGCGTGAATGCAAAATCTGGTGCAATCTTGTCAACAGTTCCGGTGGTAATCTTATTGCTGAAGTGAACGGTGATAGGGAAGTTCACGTTTGCATCTCCACCGATACTGTCATAAGTGATTGAGCAATCAGCATGCTTCTCGGTTTCATAAGCTCCTTCAGTTCCCTTGTATGCAGTGATTACATAGATGGTGAACTGCTGCAGCTCGGAAAGAGCGTTTCTGCGTCTGATATCATCAAGGAATGCTCCGAGTCTGGAACCACCAAGGATAAGGAAGGGGTCAAACTGCTGAGAAGGCTGAGTCTTGTTAACATCAGTGTAGTTATTGCCAAGGATATCGGTACTCTCCTGGATATCAGGATTATACTCGATTGCTGAATCCTCGGTACGGGTGCCGAGCAGCTCTCTTACGGTCTCAGTGCCGGGAGTGGTGCCATCAAGAGTATTTTCAGTCCACTCTGCAACGGTGATGAGAAGTTTACGTTCTGCTCTCTGTCCCTTGTTGAGATTAATCTGCTTTATTACGGTTTGAGCGGCCATAATCTTTTCCTCCTTTAATTACTTTGCCATACCGATTTAGATAGGTCAATATAATCTATCTGTATTGTGATGCTGTACTTAGCCAAAGCGGGCGTCACGCTTGTGTCAACGCCGTTTAAATTAGGAGTGTCGGAAGTGGTCTGCATTGAATCTATCTGACATTCGGCTCCGAAGTTCGGATAATTCCTCAAGTCAGCTTGTTGTTCAATCCAATCCACAATTCCTTGGACATCGAACATCTCTTCGACATTCTCACTTGTCTTTCCTGCTACCTTTGGCAAAGGTTCATAACTCACCGACCGGAAATCCATGAGGGTGAATGTAAATCTTTTTGAAACACTTCCATCAACAAAAGTCCTATTGAGGGTCCGGTCATTTGACTGAGCCACAATCTGCTTATCGTCATCATCAACTTTCAAGAAATTGAAGAATACCGGATTCGCAGCTACTGTAGGACATTGAAGAAGGAAATCAATTATCGCTTGATTCTTATCCACTCTGCTTTATCCTCCATACTATGATATCTTTAACTTCTTGATTGAACTCAAGTCGATGGTCTCTTAACATTGCTTTATCCCACATAGCCGAAGCCAGGGGATGAAAGTCCTTAGTATGATTAAATCCTACGCCATAATACTGATATCTAGCGTAGGGTTGGATATAACGGACACCTTCTGAACTTATTCTCACTGTCTGAGACAGAGGACCTTCCAAGAAAGGAACGTAAGGGTCGCATTTCTTGGCAAGAGTATTGTAAATGGCAAGCATGGTCGAAGGATTGTTAACTTCCTTTAGTTGGCGAAGTAATTTCTTATTTACAGTTCGCTTATCAATTTTAACCGTGATGCTTGCCATTCATTTTCCTCTTGTCAGATAATGCTCATTATTTCTGCCTCTTCCAGTATTGTTTGAATATTCAGAGATTTCCATGCAGGCTTGGTAATTCCTGTAGCGTCCAAGTAAATCTGTTGACCTATGTCCTTTGGTATACTCATCAATCTCTTCTTCACAAATCCCTTTAACGATGATATCTCCTTGACCGATTGTGAAATAGTTCTTCATCTGGTCATTTGGGATTTTTATCCAATCCTGCTTTTCAAGGAATCTATTGTCCTTCGGGATTCTACATACAACTGATTTTGAATCGAGAGTGACTTCGCCAATCTGAACAGTCTGTCCACTTAATTGCCAGAAGCAGTCTGTAATCACCTGCCTATACCAAGTCACTAAGTTTGTCTGCGCATCAGTGAACTTGTTATAAATTGTGACTGTGGTTTCCCACCATACAGGATATCCGGGTTTACTCATCGGGATATACTCCTCTGTACAACAGCAATCTACCTGCTTCATTCATAACGCCTTGCAGATACTTGTCAATCGCATCTTGGCTTTCTGATTTAACCGAATCCATCAAGTCCTTAGCACTAAGAATGTTATAACTAATGGATACTCCATCATTGGACTGAGATGCGATTGTCTTTTGAGTATCTACTGCCCCGCTACCACTTGCGTTTATGATTCCGGATTTGGAATACGCAAGACCAATTAAGTACTTCATCAATCTCTTCAACTCATCGGGAAAAGTTGTATCCTTCTTGAGTCGATTGAATGTATACCAGTTGACAAGAGCTTCAGCTTCGAATTCTAAATCATTAAAGGTGGCTTCATCCAAGGCACCGCCCATATTCTGATATTCTGCATATGTGAGATACATTGAAATCCACCACCTTTCAGATTAGTTCTTCTTGCTGCTCTTGGATTTGCTGCTCTTGGTCTTACTCGATGTAAGGACCGGAGGCTCATCAACAGGTTCACCTGCAATTTCTACCTCGGGAACTTCGACCTCTTCTACTTCGACTTCCTCGGGTTCGGGAGCCGCTTTAGGAGCCTTAAGTTCTGCAAGCTCAGATTGAAGTTCTACAACCTTGGACTTGAGTGCTTTTATCTCGTCCAGCGCCTTTGAATACTCAGCCTTTAAGACATTGATATCCGAAGGGATGCTCTTGACAACGACCTTGCCACTCGCATCTACTACATCGTAGCCCTTTGCAACATATCTGTCGACTTCATCAACCGGAATGGTCAGATACTTGTTGCCGCTTCTTACTTCTACAGTCTGCATGGTTCCTCCTATCAAGTTCCGCTGGAGCTGCCGCCCTCAGTGATGTTGAACTGGATTGCATCGCTCTTCTTGTTAAGAATGAAGACATCCTCGAAGGACTCCTCGTAGTAAACGTACTTGCCTTCAGAAAGAGCATTGGGATTATCAAGTCTTGAGAAGGTGTAGGATACGGGAGTGATGACTGCAAGAGGATGAACAAGGAACATGTTAATCTGGCTTGCAGATGCCTTGGGCTTGTAGCCTACGGTGAAGTCGTAAGCGGTCTTCATGAGAGTCGCAGGAACAGGAACGATAGTAACCTGGTCGAGTCTGTTCACTCTGCGGTCGATTGCATTGGGTCCGGAAGTGATATCCATCGAGCGAGAAATCTTGTCTGCATTCTTGAGGATGGTGTTAACCTCGTGAGTGACATAAAGGATTCTGCCGTTTGCAGGAACCATTGCGTTATCCATCTTGAGCATGAGGTCATCGAATACTCCGAGGATAGTGGAAACGGTAAGTGCAGTGGTATCGGGAGTGTGAAGCTCCTGAGTACGAGGATTCCTGGTGGTGAGCCAATCAGTGAAGAGCTTGGATACGGTGTATGCATCCATCTCGGGGAACTTCTGCTCCTCGTTGAATACCTGCGTGATGTTAGCGATGGTAGTAACCATGTTGGTCTGGTCGACATCCATAGGATGTACGAGAGTGGACCACTTTCTCTCATTCTTGAGAGTCTTGGTCTCCCACGCGTTGTCGTAATTTCTCTGTGCGAATGCTACAGTGTCTCTGTCAGCATCAACACGACCGGTGGTAGAAATGCTGGGAATCTCGATGGTCTTCGCATTAATCCAGCGATATCTGTTGTTGTTAGGGGTAGAGTAGAGTGCTCCGAAGTTGAGCATGTAGGGCCACATCTGGGAAAGGGCTCTGCTATACTCGGTTGCGTAGTTAAGTGCGGGCATGCTAGTGCCGCCGTTGTTTGCGGGTGCTCCCATAATATTTTTCCTCCATTATTCTTGTGGTATAGGTCTCACCGGAGTAAAATGAAATGCATTCAAAAATCCGCCTGTAGGGTCGGGAGTGTGTGCATCATCAGCTCCCGGTGTAGAGCTTACAAACTGGGGTTTAGGGTCTTCATCGTAATCATCGTCGAAGTCGTCATCATAAGAAGTCATGAATGCATCAGCATTTGCCTCTTCATATGACTTAGCGAAATCTTCGGCTCCGAGGATTGAATTCCCTTCCATCTTGAGCTGCTTTGCAATCATTGACTGGATGAAATCCCTCTTCGCGGCTTGGCTTGAAAAGCTCTTGGTGCCTGCAAATTCTTTTACTGCAAATTGATAAGCCTGCTCAGAGAGCTGCTTCTTATATGCTTTAGAATCCGCATCGTATTTACCCTGAAGGGTCTCGAGCTGGGTCTGCAGTTCAGTGAGCTTTGATGTATCGGCTCCTGCTGCTTCAAGCTGCTGTTTGAGTGCTTCCAAGTCAGTGTCACGAGTTGAAATCGTACCATTAAGGGTTTCGATTTCCTTGGCCTTGGCTTCGAGTTCTGATTCGAACTTGTTCTTGGATACATATCCGCCCTCATTGAGGTCTACGAGCTTAACATTGTTATTCTTAACAAGGTCCATAAACTGCTCATAGCTAAGAACACCGTCTTCTGCCTGGTCAAAAAGTTCTTTTACATCCTTCATTCAATTGCCTCCATTCTTTATCTCTGTTATTTATAACCGCGCATTACAGTCTGCGCTGAATGAGCGTTTCTTTATATCTCTTTACGCTAGAGTTATATAATAAACACCTCTCGGTGATTATTTTTTAGTTAACTTCTCGATTATCTCCTTCATCACTTTGTCATATCCGACAGTGGCACAAAGGAATGAAAGAAATGAGAATGCGATAATCAAAACAATCAAGGGAGCAGTAACCGGAGTAGCTGTGTAAATGACATATCCGATTGAAGCTCCTACTGCAAGAACTACTGATATGATTGCTGCAAGAACAGTTGCATTGCAATCTTTCTCCATTGACTTGAGGATATTCTTAATACCTTCCACGGTCAATGCGGTAGTAGCTGCGATAATCGCAAGGGCTGATACAAAAAATGTTATGTTCATTTTTCCTCCAAATCTGCAAGTCTATGGTTGATTACTTTTATCTGTTCTTCAACAACGGGCATCCGGGAGGCAAAGTTGTTATGCTTCTTAACCTCTTCAGTGAGGGCATCAAATTTCTCTGCCGTAGATTTCTGATACATCTCAAACTTTGTTTCCATAACCGCATTGGCCTTCTCAAGCTGATTTTCGACTCTTCGATTACTTAAAGAATTGGATATCATTACTCCAAGTAATGAACAGCCTCCGCCTATGAGTGCCACCGTAATATTTGCATCCATATCATTGCCCTCTTAAATATATTTTAACACTAATCCACAAAAGATAAATAGTATAACACTTTTATTTTGTTATTTTTTAAATCCTTCAACTTTGCAGTTATTCATCTTTCGGGACAAACCACATTCTTCGCTGAAGGCATTATAGGCTTTCTGTAGTCTTGATAGTTTTGCTCTTGCTTCTTTTTCAAACTCAGTATCACCAGATTCACGAGCGGTCATTATATCACGCTTTGCTTGTCTGATATCTCGTTCAAGCCTTCTCTGCTCCTGGCTACACTCATATAGAGTTCGATGTCTTCCGCTCTTATCGGTATAGCCTTTGTGATTCCGCTTCTTCATCTCTTCGAGTTGTTTCTTTGTAAAATTGGGTTTATTTACTCCGATGATTATCGAGTATGTGAAGTGTCGACAATTATAATGTCCAATAGGTCTCTTTATAGCTTCGAATTTCTCTCCATCGATATCCTGGAAAGGCTTATCATTCTGCAGCTTCTCATATTCCTCGTTCGTGAACTGATGACCTTGGACCGGTTCATGGTCAGGAGCTGACATCTCATGGACTGTGATTTCTTTGCCATCTGCTCCGTACTGCTCTCCGGTGATATCCTGGACAGCTTGGTTAACCTGTCTGATACCGTCCATCAGATTTCTCTTCACGGCTACATCAAGTTGCTGCGTATAGACTCTTCCGCTCTCAGTATCATAAGATACAGTTCTGATGCCACTTTCTGAGAGCTGCTTCATCGTCCTGCGCATCGCTGTATTATAATCGATGGCTCCGGTAGTTACTGCTTGGACCGCCTCATCTACAACTGAGTAATATGTCTTGGATATCTTAGTAGGAATCAGCTTCTTTGGATTCTTCCTATCTCGTATCATAAATGCCCGCGCATTCGATAGATTGATATAAGTCTCTGCGGTCTGCTTTGCTATTGCTTTAACAGCTTGCTGGAGTTCTATATTAGCCTCAAATGGGATAAAGGGCTTCTGACGATAATCATAGTAAGGCTTAGTATCTATATAAGCATCCTTTGCCACCTCTTTAATGAGCTGCTTTATCTGCTTCTCATTCAATCCGGTGAGCTTTGCAATCATCTTGTTTATCTTTCTTACATCAGCTCCCGATTTCAGGATTCTCTCCAACTTATAGACATCAGAGGGCAAAAGATGTCCAATCTCTTTCACCCTCTTTGCAATCGTTTCAACAACATAAGTATTGATTGATTCTTGTCTATCAATAATTGGTTGCATTAAATTGTCAATAGCATTTTCTGATAACATATTTCAGATTGCCCTTGTGATTTAATCTGTGGTCTTGGTGTATTCAACAACAGCTCTCCAAGTTGCACCATTCGGTACACCACTACCTGTATTACTTCGAATAAGATTTGAACTAGTGTCGATATACGCCATAATCCAAAAATCGCTTGCGGCATATTGTCCAGAGAAGTTACCGCCACCAGTATTATTATTGTGATTTGCAGCCACTACGTGAACATCCACAATAGTATCATAGCCTGAGCGTGGAAATGATTCCGTTACTGTGCCACCTTTAGTAAATAATCCCGACACTTTCCTATAAATCGGCTTACCATCTATCCACACCTTGTTGGTCTTGGTTTCGGAAGTGGAATAGGTGTCCTCATAGGCAGGTCCATCACACGCTGCTGTCCACACATTGTCAGCCTTGGTAATAGACCATCTATTCAGCATTCCCAACTCTTCACACCATTCAAGAACCGCTATGGAACTTGAGGTCAAAAGCGTTGCAAGGTATGAAAAGTATACTCCATTGAAACGAGCACATGCCATACCATTAAAGCCTTGTGACATAGCAGACATGTAGGCATTATTATTGAATATGCTTTCCAAGACGGTCTTTCTGTTTGACTCTGCATGAGATGCACTTGTGGAATACCATTTCTGCGGAATATAGAAATTTGATAACTTTCCTAATGCCTCTTCAACAGTAGCCTGACTTATTCCCCCTATAACCAAAGGCGTTGCAAGGTCTTTCTTCTGATAATCATGCAGGTCGAATGAATTGCCCATGTAGTTAAACATATAGGTATCAGGACCAGCATTGATAATTCCTACGTTATTGCCTGCTGATATGGGAATGCCTGCGCCCTGTATGAATAGAGCGGTGGTTGTTCCGCTGTCTGCCATCTCATAGACATTTCCGACATTTGCTTCAATCAGCAACTCACTTGTGAGGTCTGCACAATACAAATCTCCACGAGGAGTGTAAACGCTCGTCAATGCTTGATTGATTGCTTGTGCTACTGCATTTGATTCGACAGGCTGTTTAAGTCCGGGACGAACAGTATCTGCGATTGTCAAAAATCCAAAATCATAATCTGCATTAGAAGATTTTACGATTACTTGACCTGTTGCTCCGCCTGTGGGCATTCCGATTCCCTGCTCACCTTGGATACCTTGTGCACCAGTATCTCCTTTATCTCCCTTGTCGCCCTTGTCTCCTTTATCGCCCTTTTCGCCTTGAACACCTTGCGCTCCGGTATCACCCTTGTCACCTTTCTCACCCTTAACACCTTGTGATGCAAGATGAACTACAAGTGAATAAGGAGGAGTGCCAGAACCGGTGTATCTGTAAACGGGATATCCGATTGACTGAGAAGGGTCTTCAGGGTCGTAATCCTCCTGCATGACCATGAACATAAGTCCAATCTCGGGAAAATCAGATGCATTAAATTCTGAGATGTCATCATACTGCTTATAAATCAAGAAAGGATATCCATCATCACCCTTAGGTCCTTGGATACCTTGAATGCCCTGTACGCCTTGAGGTCCAGTAGGTCCTGTAAGTCCGGTATCACCCTTTACTCCAGCAGGTCCTTGAACACCTTGTATTCCCTGCGCTCCTTGAGGTCCAATCGCACCTCTGTCTCCTCTGTCGCCTTTATCACCCTTGGCTCCATCCATTACATCCATCGTATCGGTATGCTCTACATTATCGGTATCTACCCATACATAAGTGACGCGATGTCCGCCGGTGATATTAACAATGCTCTGAATCTGACAAGGAACACCTTTTAATGCTCCGACTCCAACGAGTGAGTCTTTTGTAAATTTCTCACTTATGGCTAATACTTCTTCCGGTTTAAGTGCCATTTTAACTCACCTCCTCATTAAGTCCAATTCCAGGTTCCGTCTGATTTCATGAATGCCAGCTCACCAGAGGCAGTCATTACAGAGCTTCCGAAGTCTATCTCATATCCCGCAGGAAAACCCTGGATATCAAGAGTGCCAGTGATTTCAGCCTTCGTATCTGCGAAAAGAGATACGGTTGCTTTCTTCGTCTCAGGATTGAGTGATATGCTTGTTACCTTTATCATTTCTTATTCCTCCTTAGTCTGTGATTTAGGGTTGGAGTACAACTTTTACACGAGTAGGATTCGTGATGAACCACTCTTTGATAACTCTCGCTTCGAGGGTATCTTCAAGGTAGTGATATCCGCTAGCATTAAATGTGATGAGTTCTTCATTATTATCTACAACGGTTATCTGAACACCTTCGGTCTTAAAGGTTGATAAGAAAGTTTGTAGTGTCATTCTTCTTCTCCTTTATCTTTTTTATCCTTGTTGTTATTCTTCTTGCCGAAATTAAACTCACGGTCATCGTTGTTCGAATTAAGAATCATGTCATTCTCAGCATCTTGCAGTGATTCTTCGCTGGCTTCCTTGAGTGCTTGTTCAGCCTGTCTCTTAGTCTCTCCGAAATACCACATTCTGGTTTCAACCTTGCTTGACAATCCGTTCTGCATGAGCGTGATTCTCTTGCCAAGCTCAGTATCTACATCAACGATGATTGAATCATCCCATTCGAAGCTCACATCATACTCACCTTCCTTGGTGATTTCATAAAGGTCACAATACGCATTCATGATGTAGATAACATCTCTGAGTGTATCTTCAATCGCCTGCTGGATGTCTGCATTAGTCTGATAAGAACGCTGCTTGAGGATTTTTAACTCCGTAGCGGTTCTTGCTTCAGTAGCTGCATCTGACAAAGTTCCTCTCGAAAGACCGGTGACATCTTCTATCCTCATCAAGATTGTATTAAGGCCTTGGACAAATGAGGCATCACGAAGGGTCGGAGCATAAGGCTGATAGGTATCGGATTCACCAAGGTCGACCTTTCTGAAGAGTCTTGCCTGCATGTGATTAGGTCTTGTGTGATAATTGCCCTTGCCGTCCTCCTGGAAGCTCATAGCATCACGGTCAATATCGATTGCCATCTCACCTGCTTCGTACTCCCAAAGGAGTCTGGAATACTGCATATCAGCATCTTTGATGAGGCTCACAGCTCTGCTATATCCGGATACTCCAAGAGGTGAGCTGGTGTCTATCGTATTGGCTTCGGGCATCTTGAAATATGCAAACAGAGGTTTCTGGATATTCTTGATAACAACCTTGTCTTTCAAATCCTTCCAGCTGGATACTACCGTCAGAGGAACTTCCTGTCCTAAATCAACCCCGCTTGTATCTCCACCTTGGTTATCCTTATTGGAGGATTTAAAAGCTTTGTTGATAATCGTGACCGTATTATTCTGCCACTTATGATACTCGAGTCTCCTGAAAATGATATCTTTCTCAGTCTGAGTCTGGATAAATGCAGCTTCTGTAATCTGACCGCTAGCATCGAATGCAAGAGGATAGAAGTTATCAGCTTGGATGAAATCGAACTCCATCTGCCAATCGACCTTTTCTCCCTTGCCATCTTTTGCTTTCTTGGGTTTCTTATCACCCTCTTCGGGTTTCTCTACCGGATTTGCTACAAGATAGGGTTTGATAACAAGTCCGCCTTTGGCAATGCCATACTCAATCTGAGTGCGAAGTTTTCTCTTGAGCTTCTTATACTGCTCATTAAGATATTCAGCTCTTGCTGTATCAGAGACCGGTTTATCCTCAATGATAGTTTTAGGCTCCATCGAAGGAACCAGATTGCCATATTCATCGGGCTCGGGCTCAGTATAATCCGGATTCTCCTTCTCAACCTCTTTTGTGGGAGTTGTTATTTCACTCTCCATTTCAAGCAGCGCTGTCCTTGCTTTCTCACTCGCAATCAGAGCAGGGAGTCCAAGAGATACAATCCTAACAGGGTCATAGTCTGTTGGCTCCTTTAACCACGGCGCTTGATTCTTATACATGGCGCTCCATTCCTCTATCGCATTTTCCATCTGCGAAGACATGATAGGAGTTACATGTAGCGTTTGTTCAATCGTTCTTCCGCCAATCATCTTCTTCAGTATCTCCTTTAGTTTTGTTGAAATCAATGACCATAGTGACATATTCATTTACCTCTATTGTTTATTATACAATAAACCTCAATAGAATTAAATCCAAAAAATCACTGCTCCTCTTGTGATTCTTCTTTATCCCTCACTATATACTGAATCTCTGCTCCGCAATGACAACAATGACACAGGTGAGCTACTCCTTCTCCAGACTCTCCTATTTCATCGAGGTTAAAGTCGGAATCCCAGACCACACTGTAGTGTCCACAATGAAAGCATTGATAGGCTCCTTGCATCCTGTTAATCTCCTTTCCTCAGCTCTAAGTTGTTGACTCAGTTTTTTAACAAGGTCTTCGTCTTCAAAATCAAGTGACCTGCATATCTTAGTTCTCTTCGACCAGCTTGACCCTTTCAGGAGCCAATCGATATGCTCAACAAGTGTTGGAGCTAAATTCAATACGACCATCTTCTTATGCATCGCTTTGATATACATCTTGAAACACCAGTCATCATGGACGCCTTTCTTCCAGTAATCCGCATAGACCGGATTGCCGATGATATCCGAGCGTATCCATCTCGCAGCATCAATGGCAATCTTATTTGGAATCCTGATGCAAGGAAATGACCACCAGATACTTTCAACCGGCTTATATCCCGCTTTGCCAATGTCGTCATATAGCTTGCTACCGAATCCGCAGACCAGTCCTACATCAAACTCTTCTGTTCTCTCCTTGAAATCCTTGCAGATTAATACATCATCTTGGAGATGCCAGGTGCCATCTATTTCGGGGTCTAGCTGCTCACATGATTTGAGCCATGCTTCAAGGTTGCCTTCTCCATTTGCATCGTTGTAGATTTGGATATCCTCTTCAGCAATGCCTTGAGCTATCATCGAAGGTTTGAGATATGCTTCGACATAATGCAATCGTCCCGGATATGTATGTATCAAGTATCTTGGCATTCGTTAATCCTTTCCTGCAGCTTGACTGCATCTAAAGGCTCATCGATATCGCAGCTATAATCATTGATGACCGTATAGTTTGTATAATCAATCTGATTGAGCGGAGTCTGTTTAACCACTTGCCATAATTCCCATGCGATAGGCTCTCGACAAAATAATCCCTGCTCTGCAAAGTCTTTAACAAGCTGGATTGCTTCTTTGAAATGCTTCTGGTCTACGACCTTGAATGCAAGAGGCTCAGCCCATCGCTTGATATAGTTCTTGGCAAATGGTGGAGCCGATGCAAAAAACTCGACATCAGTTGTAGAGCCATTAATTATCGTCTGTATTGCATGTCTTGAATATACGACATCTCCAAAGAGATAACAAGTAGGCTCATCGGTCGGATAGAAGGCTTCGACCCATCTGCCTATATGCTTCCAATAATTGAAAGTGTTCTCGTGATGTAAGACCTCTACTCCGAATCCATCGAACCTAGGGTCATTGGAGCTGATTGCTATGTCATCGATTCCTTCTTCTCTGAGTAAGCGTATCGTCCTGGCAACTATCGGTTCATCATTTATCCTTGTGAGCTGCCTTGGCTCATCAAATGTTGGATTATTGGTGCCACACATGATTATGTATTTCATAATAGCATCTCCTTTAACACATTGGATAATGTACAGTTATAGGCTAATACTTCTTGCTCTCTCAGCTCCTTATACCAACTAGGGGTCCAGGAGTTATGCAGCATCAGCAGCGGAGCCGTATCCAAGTCGGCTAAGTGATAATCTTTCTCAAACCAAAACCTACGATACTTATCCCATCTAGATACACCATTCATCATGTAGGTCTCGGGCCATGATTTCTTGACCGATGCAATCGTGATGTCTTTGTTCTTCTTGACATACTCATCAGTGAATGCATTGCCCATGATATCCCAATTAGCAGGGGTCTTGGCATTCTCTAACATGTTGTCCTGGTATTTGCTCCATAATAGATACATCGGCTCATAGGGCTTTGTATGCAGATATCCGATTGTGTTCGCTCTGGTCTCTGGATATCCAATCATGTTCTCTGTCGGTAGAGCTGCATATCGCATTATCGTATCAGCATCTAGCCAATATCCGCCCTGGTCTCTCAGCACATGGACCCTTATACAATCTGCTTGCTGAGGAAGAGTGAATCTCTTCAGCTTGTCAATCGATAGGTCTGTAAACTGGCGCAGATTGTCGTAGTTGAGTTCTATGTAACTGACTTTCCAAGTCTTCATGCACAATTCGATATATGCAGGTTTCTTGCCTTCCCAAAATGTAAAGACCGGTTCAGTCGTGATTACATCATTCATCTTTTGCCCTCTGCTATCTCTTCCTTGCCACATACTACGTAGTGATAGTAATACATGGGGTTGTTGTTATCAAATGCTTCGCGTAGGTCCTCATACTTTGCTTTATATGCCTTGGCATCAAACTCTGCGCTGGCTTGTCTCAGCTCATTCATGCCAAAAGTCGTGAAGTGTGTCCAGAGCATCTGGTCGCTTGTGCCGTAGATTGACATCGCCACATCCTCGTTATGCTCTTTGTAATATGTAGGGTCAAACACCGGTGCGTAGTCATATCCATTGAGCCAATAGCCTTCGCTCACTCCGGGATTGATAATGCAACCTCTGAACTTATATTCGCTGCTCTGACCCCAGTTGCCATTGCTATTCTTTCTGGTCTGAGTCCAGAACGCATTCTTGGCATTGTATCCGGATTCGCTAGTCAATATCGTATTAGCATCGAGGATAGCTTCTACAACAGCAACATGTCCTGCTCCATCAGTACCACTCAGCGTGCTTCCTTTCTGCCATACCATGATTCCACCGAGAGTGGGCTTAGGAGATATCTTCAGACCCATCGCCATGGCTCTTTCGATGAAATTCTCTGCATTGCAAACAAGCTGATACTCAATGCAAGGCTTTCCGATTATCTCAGCGAATCGCCCGTTCGCATAGCCGACACAGTTGGCAAGAACAGTTGCATTCGGGTCTGTAGGCTTTCCTTGGCAAGCTGCTGAATATCCTCCATCGGCTTTGCGGATGTAATACGGGATGTTTTGAGGTTTGCTTGTTCTCATTACAAAATTTGCCATGATTAATTTCCCTTTCTGTTTGCATATTTCTGGAGTGCATATCTTACAGCATCGATAGAGTGGTTATTCTCATCTGGATATGCGGAGATGAAGTTGCCATCTCTGTCCTGCTCGTATTCGTATTGAGTAAACTCTTTATAGGTCTCGGGGCATCTGCGCTTGTCTATGTAGATGTTACGAAGGCCTTGCAGCCATTTGATGCCATATCGTACTGAGTCTGGGCCTTTGTCGGCTCCTCTGATGAATGCTCCATATGCTTTGAAGTCTGCGATTGATTTCTCTTCGGCGCTATCAGCTATAACAAGCTCTTCCTTCTTAAGCTTCTTCTCTTCTTCGTAGAGGATATCGAACACAACCTTGTTTCTGGTCTTGACCGTGGAATACTCATCGAAGATGTAGAGGTCCAGATGCTTCTTGTCAAAATACATCCTTACAAATCTGAAAGGGTCTTTTGCAAAACCCCAGTCGATGCCATTGTATATCTCATCGAATGTTTGCCACATAGGCAGCTGCTTGATTACATTGCCATATCCATCGGTTATATCGATGAGCTTCTCCATATCCAAATCACTTGCATTGGGAAATACATCACCACCGGTTCCTACAGGTACTCCGAGATACTCATGCTCATAGGCTTTTGGATTCTTCTCTTTCAGCTCCTGAGCCTCATCGAGGAATTCCTGTCCGAGCCATTCCGGAGGCACCTGCAGGTAAGTTGTTTTGAATACGAGAGTATTCTTCTTTGGATGTATCTCATATTCTTCTACTTGCTCATTCGCCCAGTTGTTCTTGGATATCGGAGGATTGAAGCTCCTGAAATCCCAGAAGATATCACCGCCTCGCTTTGTGGACTGAGTTACTTTTCTCAGCTCTGCTTCTCCAGCAAACTGGTCCAACTCCTCAAACCAGTTTATGGCAATATATCCGACTGTTACTTTGATTGATTTAACTTTATTAGGGTCATCGAGACCCATGAAGAATATCTTTTGACCTGTAGGCTTGAACTCTATCGGAGTGCTGTAACTCTTGGGAATCTTGAATAGGTCTTCGAGGCCTAGCTTATAGATGCCCCATACGACCTGCGGAAAGATTGATGTTTGGATTGTGTTTGCTACATCTCTGAATAATACAGCGTTGGCAAACGGATAAGCTGCAATCAGCAGAGGGATTGATATTCCTCCTATAACGGAAGATTTCAAACTGCCTCTGCCTCCTGGAAGTATATATCTGCTGTGGCGATGATTCATTACATCATCGAGCCAGTCATCATATACCGGTGCTATACATTCTTTGATTGGTATGTTAATATTCATTGTTTCCTCCAAATGGCGGGGGCAGGATTTGAACCTGCGACCTCTTGGTTATGAGCCAAGTGAGCTGACCGAACTGCTCTACCCCGCTATAAAGGAGTGATAACTGTCTGCGACGCGTTCTTTTTGGCAAACATTTGTAGTTGATTGGTTTTTTTCGGAGGGTACAATCTTCTTGGTTTATGTAACACTCAGCTATCACTCCACAACGCCGGTAGGGTTCGAACCTACGATACTCGGAACCAAAATCCGATGCCTTACCGCTTGGCCACGGCGCTTTGAATCTTTATCTACTCCAATCCAGTTTAATGTTAATCTGATTATCGACAACACCTTGCTTATTCAGCTCTATCTTCTTATCGATATCCACTGTTCTCTTGGCAAGCTCCTGCGCTGCTTTTGTTCTCTCATTCAGAGAGGCTTCAAGTCCAAACTGGTCATTGATTTCTCCACGCATGACCCTTGTTAAATACTCCATGACTTCGGCTCCATCAGCTATCGCTTTCATGTCGCGTTTTTCTGTCAATTGTCCAATTTTTTTCTTGATATTAGCGTGAGTTAGTAGCTTGGATGCAGTTATCGCAGCCGTCCTTGGAGCATATCCAGCTTTTGTAGCTGCTTGTTTGCCATTAGGTTTCTTAATATACTCTCTACAGAATGCTTGCTCTCTTAGTGTTAAAGGTTTATCTGGATTATCGTATAGATTCTTCTTAGTGGATTTAGTATTCTGTTTATTCTTTTTACTATCTGCCACTTGTTTTTATTATCCTCTCTTTCCTTGTTAATTCTATTACATTCATATCACTTCCTCGTATATATAGCAAGTATTGCTGCTTTTAACTCCTGAGTACTCATCTTGGATATTTGAGAAGAACTGAATCCACATTCTTCTGCCACTTCTCTTAAATCCTGAGAATCATATTCTCTTATTCTCTTCTGAGCTGTAGCTGCGCTTGCTCCAAAATTCTTTTTAATTTGGTTTTTATCCACCGAAGTATTCTCATTACCATTCAGCTTGTCTTTCTCAGCCTTATTCTTAGCTATCTGTTTTTCTTTGATATCTTCATTCTTGGCGATATCCTTCTGAGCCCGATTTTTCTCATTGCCCTTCATTGTTGAAGTAGCTCCATCTTTCCTAGCTGCTTTCTCAGTCTTTTTTCTCCACTCCTCTCTTTCTTGAGAAGTCATATCATCAAAAGAAGAAGGAAGGGGTTTCTTTCCTTCTCTATGAGCCTTTCTGTTAGCAGTAGCTTCTTTAAAAGCTTTCTGATTAGGAGTTTCTTTCTTACTGGTCTTCTTCTCAGTATCATGCTCTTTAGCGGTCTTGAAATTAGAATCAGAAGTATCTCCACTCTGGAGCTTCTTATACTCAGCCTGCGCTTTCTTGAGTCTTGCTTTGATTTCTGCGGTATAAGTATCGTTAGGATGCTTTTTGAGCTGCTCCTTTAACATATCCACATTCTCTTTGGCATTCTGCAGATTACTTACCTCATGGTCACGAGCCTTATCAAATGAACTCTTGCCCTCTTTGGATTTCTCTTTACTCTTGAATCTGCTATCTACCTGCTTCTGGACCTTCTTATCCTTCGCTTTTATTTTATCACGCAGCTCCTTTGGACCGCCAATTGAACCGTCTTTATAGATAGGAACTCTGACACCGTTCATTGTCACCCAACGCTCAATCTCTTTTTCTTGCTTGGCCATTTTATTCTCCTCCTTATATCGGTTTGAAATCTTCTTTGATATCGCCAGAAAGTGTCATTACAAATTTCAAATAGGATATAACCTCACCCTTTTTTCTTTCAATGACAACTTCGTTATCATCTCGATTATCCTTATCCACTTTAGAATTAGTAAACACAAAAGCTTCCGGATACTCTACATAACTATCGATATCGGGCTGAACTCTTTTTGCTTTATCTAAAGCTACTTCATATGTAACCATCGTAACCCTCCTATCTCTTTCTAGCTCTAATCATCTTTTCCAGCTCATCCCGGATTCCAGGAGAATTCTTCAAAGATAGATTATCTACTCGGTCCAATTGAGTATGGCTTGCTATTGTACGACTTAATAACTTAGCAATAGCAGCATGACCGGTAATTATTTCATTGGTCTGACCATCGTATACCCATATCTGCCCGTGATTATTGATTACTGAGACTGAGTGTGATGAGTGTGTTCCTTTCCAATCCAAATGTAATTCAGCTACTGCTCCATGACCCCAGGAAGTTGCTTTGTCTATAATAGCTCTAGCCGCTGCGTTTGAACCTCTTGGCATGAAGGAATAATTCTCTGGCTTATACTTATCGGGGTCCAGATTAAATTTTTTACGGAGAGTACGAGTAGCAGCAAAGTTATCCCAAATATTTTGAGCACTACCTAACAGGAAATTATCCGGATTATCGTAATCATACTCCAAAATAGAACTAAGACCTCTCCAATGGTCTTTATCTCTTGGCATCGCCTCTACATCATATCCGTGAGCCTTGAATAATATTGCCGTCGTGCATAATGCGCAGTTCTTATGATACTTATACTGAGGTATATTTGGATTGCTATAATTCGGATTTATCTGATTGCCATGATGCATTTCATACATAACCGCATCTATGTCTTTCTTATCCTGCTTACCAACGATTGATTCATATTGGGGATAATTAAAGTCTGCTGACTTCGCTACCTTCTCAGTAGGAGGCTCTGGTTTCTTTGGAGGCTCCGATTTCATCGGCTCAGTCTTCTTAGGCTCTGGAGCAGGTTGAGTGTTCTGTCCTGCGTTATAAATCTTGTGAGCCATCTCTTTTATCTTATCGGCTCCTCTTGATTCAAGCTGCATCTCTCTTGCCAGCTTGCTCCTGCGAGTTGCAGATAATCCTCGAAGGTAATTAGCTATCTCCTCTTCTGAGTGAATCCCTTTGCTGGCAAGATGCGTCTTCATTCGAGTAAAGGGCTCTACATGAGCCTCTTCTACCTTTTCCGGATGATTGAGAAGATACGCTTCTCGCTGAGCTTTTAATATCTGAGCATTCTTCTGAGGGTCTTTGTCGAATATCGGGATATGCTTACCACTCTTCGTGGATATCCAATATAAGGGTTCTTTATTTTGTGGCATTATGTTTATCCTCGTATGCTTGTTTTGCCTTGTTCCATTCTTCATTATCAGTAGGAATTTCCCAACCGTTTAATTCATACCAATAATCCCGGAGCCATAATACTATCTGAACATCTGATGCTGAAGAGAATAATTCGATGTTCTTGAATCTCTGCTTCTCTTTATCCCAAACAGCTTTCTTAATGACAAGCAGCTCCAGAACTCTATCAGCATCTTTGCTATAATACTGAGTTTTATTAACAAGTATCTTGGCTCCAAAATTTTCATTAATAGCCTTCTGCAGTTTTTTTATCTGAGGTCCAAATGCTTTTGCCATTATCTTCTTCTACGCCTTCTCACCGCTCTGCGTCTGTAAGTTACTCTCTGTCTCGCTGCCATAATCTCCTCCTATAATCTGTCTGATATCACTATTGTCAATATTTTCGATTTCCTGCTCATAGTTATATTCTTCTACAGGAAGGGTTATATACCACAAAAACCCAGCAACGGTTATTATTTCTAGAACAACCATCACCAGGAATGCTATAAACCATCTCTTTGCACTTTGTTTTACTTCGTGGAGTAACTCTGTTGCTAAATTATCCATCACTTTACCTCACTATATATAGTATTATAACCCCTATATACAATAAAATAAAGTCATTTGTTATTCAGGCTCATCATTGATATTGTCAGATATCAGAACCTCGTTATCAATTTTTCCTTTGCCAATAACTTTGAAAGTAGCTCTACAATCTTCGCACTGATAATAGATATCGGCTCTTCTTAGGATACTTGACATCATTGAAGCACAATCTGGACATCTAGGGATATTACTCTGCATTATGGTTTTCATATCTCAGCTCCTCCAATCTTTGTTTTGCTATCTTACCAGTTAATACCGAATGTAGATTGACAGTTACCTCATCTATTGAAAATTTTCTTGATTGCCATTTGTCTACCCCGCTTCGAGCTACTATCTCATAAGCAGATTGAAGGTCCGGAATCTTATCAGCAATAACATAATTAGGAAAGGAATTAGTTTTTGTTCTGATTCTTACTCTATACCATTTTGTTTTCATGTTATCCTCCTAGATACGGAAACAGATGCATCGATAGGAATCACTTCGCAATCATCGCAAAATCTATCAGCTAACCCATCCTTGATATTAATACAATTAATGTAGTCAAGGTCATCGTCTCCATAACATACTTTATTAGTCCGCATGTAAAAATGGTCGTCATATTCAAAGCAATCTCCGATGTTTATCTCTGAAAATTTTTTTTCAATCGAATTATTTATAACCGATATCTTCATAGGTTAATCCTCCTTGTCTCCTTTCTTATAGGGCGCGGGTCTCATATCTGCTCCGCAATGACAGAAAGGAAAATCTTCTAATGTATGTTGACCTTGCTCAAACTCAAGAAATCTACCGCATTTTGAGCATTTATAAACTTCATGTCCATGCTCTGAATAAAACGAATGAATCCACTCTCCCTTATTGTCTGACTTGGAATGCTTACCACACTCATAAGCCGTATCCAAATCAGCCTTGTATTGTTCGAGCAACGCTTTAAGCCTGTCTTCGTTCGTCATTCGGCTTCACTCCTCTCTTTTGTCAGTTTAATAATCCTCCGGAAACTTACTAGCAATAGCATCAGCTATATCAGCTGAAAGACGTTTAACTACTGCCTCATGCAGTTGTTTGGTCTGAAAATTTTTTGCGATTTCGTCTGCTTTTATGTGCAACTCACGTGTCCATTTAATGTTTCTAAGTTCTTCAGTTACTACCGTCTTTAATACCTCGTCCACCTTCTCTTCAGAAAAAACTCGGTTCACCTTTTTCTGAACTTCTTCTCGAATCATTGATTTGATTACATCATCAGATACATTAATTTCCATGCCTTATTCTCCTTTTCATCTACTATAATCTGTGTTAGTACTGTCAAATACAATCCTTGCAGGTCCGTCTTCTCCTAAATTTATAATTACAATGGCTTCTGCATCCTGCCGGTGCTTATCACACCACGCTACCCTTGCCAAGTGACATTTTTCAGAATTGTCCCAGCCGACTTTAGAGCAATCACCATTTATGACAAATGTATATTCGGAATTGATGGGAGATGTCATAATAGGTGAAACTGTCAAGGATTCGCAAATGTCTGTTATATTTGAGAAGTTCTTTATCGCATCATCTCGTAGCTTCTCTATTTTACATAGTTCCCAATGATGCACAATAACTAACTCATTACGAATTGTACCCATGTATGTCATTCTCCTTTCTTATAGGGTTCAATATCTTCTCGCCATGCAATGACGTTCGGGGTAAATATAAACTCTCCGTCCTTATCATATTTTGGGGTAAAAAGGGATTGTGATATTCGCTCAACGTGTCCACCATTTTTTAAATCAATCGCCATATAAGTCACAACCACTCTCTGCCCGTCTTTAGGCAATCTCTCTGTAACAGGAATCCACCCACCCTTTAAGGCTGATATAGCCATGTCAAAAGCCGTAGAATAATTATCTAACATTCCATGCTCTTTTAAATCTTCAAAAGTGTGAGTGGTCATTTCATTGAAAAGACATTCCCACATATCTTGAAGTGTTTTCTTTGCTTCTTCTTTAGTCATTTACTTATTCCCTCCTTCTGGGTTCACATCTTCTTTTATCTAATACTATCTCATTAGGGTCAAACCAAGAAAAGTAATCGTCGCCAAGTTTGTCCGCTATTTTTTCTTTTGCCTGTTCATCGTTGTCTGCTTCAACCTCAGCAAACACAAGTGCGTAACCCCTATATACCATTTTATTCTTCCTCCTCACTCTCCTTTTGGCTCTCGATATATTTCATCATGTGATTTGAACACTTCTCACAAATAAAAACGTCTTTGTGGTTAATGCCTCCATATAAGACTACAAAATATCTCTTAGCAATTAACCAACCACCATCGCTCACATCAGTTAATTTGCCACATATATAACAACGTTTAGCTTTGATATATTTAATTTTCATTCGGCTTTACCTCACTTTCTGCCTCCGCTCTACGACAATGCTCTGTTATCTTTCCTGTTGGTCTGTACTCTTCTGTGTAGTAGAACGGACACTCATCTTTTAAACATGCCGCAAACCTTGTTGTGTCTTTTGCAAATACCGTTGTATATCCCTGTTCATATTCGGGCTGATGTACTACTTCAGTTTGATAAGGGCACTTCATTCATTCCTCACTTTCT